TTGTCGTTTTGTTTCGTCCACTGATGGAACATGGGTTAATTCTTTTTTATCTGCGATAACTGTGGTTACTAAAAAATCTTTAATACTTTTCATTTCTCCATCTAATTTGTAAAGTAGTTTTTCTGACTCTGATAGTTTTAGTTTTATAACTTCACCAATATTTGGATACTTTTCTAAATTAAAAAGTTTAATTAAGAATTTTTTTCTGTTAGTATCGGTAGCTTTTAAGAATTCTAAAAGATCAGTACTGCTTTGATAAGTTAGTTGAGAAAATATTTCAAAATCAAGACCCAATATTTCTTGGATTTTTTTATAGGTATCTGGAATTTTATGTTCTGTTAAGTCGATTACATTAGGACCGACTTGTTGATAGAATTTTACTTTACTTTGGTTTTTGGTTCTTTTAATTTCAACATTAAAAACTTTTTCGTTCACACTAAATTCGAGTTTTCCTGACCATGTATCTTTTTTAGAATATCGATTAAGAATATCTGCTTTTTTAATGCTTTTAATATTTTTACTGTATAAAAGTTCTTGTAATATAAGAGCAATGGTTGACTTTCCACTGCCGTTGGGGGCTGTCAGTTGGGTAATTCTGTTAGAGCTTAAATTTAGTTCGTTGGAATTTCCGTAACTAAACATATTATTAATTGTGAGTTTATTAAGCTTAATCATTATATATTAAGCCCTTGAAACTCGTTTATTACACTGTCTGTATCTTCAACTTTTATATATTTTAGATAAGCTTTTAATTCTTCAATAAGAGTCATGTCTTTTAGTTGTAATTTGGAAGATTCTTCGGGTTTAAATGCAATTTTCTTATCTAATTGGTCGTGATTAGAAATTTTTGATAGTTCGTCTATGCTTCCTGTTACTTCATAAACTACATGGTGGTAAGTATCCTTAGTAATAGGATCTCCAGCTTTAATCGTTTTTCTGATTAATTTTGGAAGATTTAATGGTTTAAACTGGACGTCATAATCTTCTATATGGTTGAAGTTTACAACATTAATACCGTATTGTCGTGATTCATCGCGGTCAAAGGAAACATTTAAAGGACTTCCAGGATAGTATGCAGGATAGTCTAAGTACCGGTGGTTAAAATGTAAATCTCCTAAAAGTATTAATTTCCAAGGTCGAAGTTTTTCAAAATCATATTCGGGGGTTATGTGAGGAGGTACTTCTCCCCTAATGTGAGTAACTAATATATCATTTTTAATCGGTGTGGGTAAATTGTTTAGCTGCATTTCTCCGTATGGAAAAAATTGAAATCCTTGATTAAGAATTTCTTTATGCTTATTTTGTGTAATAATCTCTATATGGGGATTCTTAATGGCTTTATCTTCGTGAAAATGGGTAAAGAATGTACGCCCTTTTTTGGTAGCTTCGTGATTGCCAGGAATAATATAGGTTGGAATAGATACAGAGTTAATGTATCTTAAAAATAAACAGATTTCGTCTGGTTCTGGTTTTTTATCAAAAATATCTCCTGCAATAATGTGAATATCACATTCTTTTTCAAATAATTCTAGTTTTTCATAAAACAACCGAAATCTGTTGGCTTGCCATTGATTTGGTATTTTCTTTTTATGAAGAGCAATGTGCCAGTCGGCGGATAATAAGATTTTCATTATTTTAAAATAACTTATATTTTTCAAATTCTAATAGAAGCTTAGACGTGTCAAAATTTCCGTGTTCATGGGTAGAGTGATCGTGAACAAATCGATAACCTAAAAATTCTGGGTAATCTTTCCAAAGTATTTCTAAGTTATTAGTATTAGGAAAATCAGTGTCGTTAGTCCAATACTTATTATTAATAAAGAAAGCGTTAACTCCATTACTGTAGATTAATGAATAGTCATAGAAATTAGCTAACTGATGGAACGCTTTAAGGCTTGCGCCGTAGTAAATGTTGTAAGGACCTGCGTCCCAAAAATATGGGTCATACTCTACAACTTGATCTCTTTTAACTCCTAAACAAGCATTGTACTCACATACAAATGCTCTAAGAGTGTAGGTATCTAGTACTCGTTGAAGTATATACCAATCAACGCCGTCGATATCAAGAGAAAAGAAATCAAATTCTTGTGGGGTTTTGTATTCCCTAAGAATTTGAATAACATTTTCTTTCGTTATCATATGCTTTTTGAGGTTAATTAAAGGATTTTCATACTTAGCATCGATTTGTAGTCCTGTCCACCCTAAATTTTCTCTTAAATGGCGAGTATTACATTCGCTTCCGTCTTGGGTTCCTATTTCTACAAAGTACTTGTTTTGAGTTTGAATCTTACTAAAAATATATTCTGTGATTCCGTCTTCTCCGAATTGAGAAAACACCTTTTTTTGATATTCTTCCAAGTTAGCCATTTACTTTGTAGCGTCCCAATTAAATATTTTATTAACATTTCCTTCAAATGTGTAGCTTCCGATATGGTTGAGTTTGGTGTTCGGGTCAAGCCAAATTTTTCCTCCAATTTTTTGCCATCTTCGACAAAAAGTATAGTCTTCTGATAGATACCTATTATCATCAGGATCGTGAATGGTGTCAAAGAAAGAATAACAATATTGGTTAAATTTAGGATCAATACTACTGTCATTAACATAATAAAGTTCAGGATATGCTTTAATCATTTTTTCCACTACATTGCGTTTCATTAACCAAAAACCTGTACTAGCATCTAAAACTTCAACAGCCCCTAAATCCACTCTTACTTGTTGTTTTTGTTGGTCAGCAAATTTTAAGTTAATTGCGTAATCAACAGGAAGAGTTTTCTTAGGGTATGCTCCCGTAATTAAGTCTTTATCCATCGCAATCATTCTAATAACAGCTTCAGGATCAAATTCAATATCTGCGTCAATAAACATTAAGTGAGTACATTCTTTGGCTTCTAAAAACATTGCGTTTAGAATATTTCTAGCACGCGGTACTAAACTTTCGTTTCTTAAAGTAGTAATTCTAAAATTAACGTTGTATTTAATTAATTCTTGAGTAAGTCTAAACATACTCAAAAAATACTGGTCTGTAACAAGACCTCCATAACAAGGGGTAGCAAAGAAAACATTATTTTTTCTTACTACTTCCATATCAATAACTACTTGGTCACCCTCTACTTTTCTGAAGGCTCCTCCTGGGTGAGCTTGCGTTACTTTGATCGGTGCAACATTAGGGGAGGTTGGCGCCTCCCCTATTTGTTGAGCCTGATCAGTAGTTTTCACTAACTCATTAAGCTTATATTTTTTCATTTAGTCTAAGTCCTCGGCGTTTTCTTGAGGAACAAACTCATCACTAGTAGTTGATGCAAATAGCGCAGTATTTTCTAGCATCCATTTCTTTTGATCGTCATAGGTTTGTCGTTTAAAAATTCTGTGAAGATCAAAAAGATCTGCTTTCTGTTCTTCTTCAGTTAGCTCTGTGCTTGCTCGAGCTGGGAGACAGGTATATTTTACGTTTTGAGGAAGCGGTCCTGTTTTTTCCTTTTTAACTGTAATGTCATACCCTGTTTTAGGATCGGCTGGATTTCCGTATTCTTTGTTTCCGGCAAAATCGACAATTTGTCGATAGATAGTACTTTTAAGGTCAAAAATTTTAATTTGACCGTCACGCCTGTCTATTACATTACAGATATACGCAAATTGAGGTTTATCACTAAAAACATCAGGTGGTAACTCTTTAAAAGGGTCTTCGTTAGAATCAATGAATTTTTCTTGCTCTCGAACAAAACGTAAACACTCTACAGGCATTCGTTTTCCTTCGGTAGTAGTAATCCAGTAGACATATCGGGGCATTACTTCTCCGATTAATCTAATTTTTGTGTCGCCAATTGGAAGGCTAAGTCGTTGAATCTCACGGCGTTCTCCTCCTCCTTGTTGAGGTACTTTAGCTTTGTCCCAAGCTATCATAGTATTTCTCCTATTTTTCTAAAGTGAATTCCAATATATCTGGTCGTTCTTTGACGAATGTATTTTTCCAATGTGCGGAAGATACATAGTTCTTTGGAATGTAGTGGTTGTGGTTAGCAATTGAACGTTTGCTTAGTATGTATAGATATTCCACTTTTAATACTGGATTTACAGTTGAAGTTAAAAAGCTTTTATTTTTAAAATAGCTTTGTATATCTTTACATTTGTAATTGTTAATAATCAGATGATTTTTTAACGATTTTAATTGTTTAGTGCGAAAAAGGCGGAAATTAATTTTATTAATATAAAGTTTTTTTATTAAGTGATTTCCCGACTTTGCAATAATATTATTATATCCCATTGTAAGACCATATGTCAATATTAAGATTGATTCGGGTTCCCCATTACTTTGTGCCCATAGTTCTGTCCAATTAAAATAGTACATTTCTCCTAAGGTATTCTATAGCTACCCTTGATTACACGTTCTGCAAATAATGCTGCATTAATTGCGCCGTGTTTTCCTATCGACATACATGCAACAGGTACACCTTTAGGCATTTGTGATATGCTTAATAAACTATCTAATCCTAATAAGTCAGACTTCATTGGAACACCTATTACTGGTAAAGTCGTATATGCTGCAACTACTCCAGGTAGTGCAGCAGACATGCCGGCGGCTGCGATAATTACTTTCATTCCCTTGCTAATCGCACCAGTAGTCCATTCTCTTACTTTTTCCGGTGTTCTATGTGCAGACGCAACAATAGTCTCATTTGTAATATTTAATTCATCTAACTTATCTGAACAATGCGTCATTATTTCCAGATCAGACGCACTACCCATTATTATTCCAACTTCGCTCATCGTTTTTACCCTTTCTATTATATAAAATTTTTACATCCATGCTCCTTGAATAAGTTCTGGATTTGATAACTTAACAAAAAGTAGTATCGCTAATGCAGACCCCAAAAGTGCAATTACCAACCATAGTATATCATCAAACATCGATTTTTACTCCTCTTCTATAATATAATCTTCCATTACTGGATTTGCTAACAACTTTTTACATAAACCCTCAACGTCTGTATCATCACTACACTCTATAAAATGACATTGACCAGAACGTATCTCTATAATTTCTCCTAAATCAAAAGTATTACACACATTTCTTATTGCTTCACCTTGATTATCCTTAATAGATTTACGAAGAAATGTTATTACCCTAACTTTTTTCATGAAACATCACAGCTCCTAGAGCAGTTGCTGTACAGCAGCCTACTGTTTTACTAAGTTCGTTAAATCTTACAGTTATTTTACCTACTTTTAGATTCTCTAACCAGTTCTTAGCACTTTTAAATGAGTCAAAACCCATTACGAAAGTTCCCACTATTCCACACTTTTTTGTTTTTTCAGCGTGAAAGTAGTATTTATCTTTAAGATGAACATACCATATTTTATTGTATTTGTAAAGGTGTCCAATAACTACATCGTTTTTTTCATAAATAGGTCTGACTCCTTTTACTAACTCTTCTTCTGAGTACCAAGAATAATTTGGGAGTTTGAGGTAAAAATTCATGATGTTGGCATCTGAAATAAAGGAGTTACCCAGTCAGGACAAGTAAAACGAGCAAATACCACCCACCCAAAAACGTTAGGAACAAAGCGGAAGCTTTTTTCGTAGGATTTAGTTTTTTCCATAGAAGTTCCTGTTGTTAAAACATCATCTACAATAAGTATAGGGTCTTTAGGATTTTGTGTAGCATGATTATTTAAAATGCAGGCTAGTTTTGTTCCTCCTGTTGGAATTCCTACGCACTTAAAGAACGATCGGTGTTCGTAACTTATTATCATTTTAGCAATGCATTCCCATTCTGGGTCTGATAAAGCATCCATTTCGATTTTCCAAGTTAATGGTAAGCCAGCGTGAGATGTAAAGTTTATTGATTGAAATAGGTCTGTCATATTGTAAATTCTTTCTCTCGATACCATTTTAATCGGTTCATTTGTTGATTATGGACTATGGCCCCATTAAACTGAAAATCTCTAATTACTGGATGTTTTTTTTCGGGATGTTGTCGTAATATTCTCCCGATTCGTTGTTCTAATTTAATGGGATTATTGCTTGGGCAGGTTAAGTAAAGTGTATCTAAACGATGACAACTAATTCCTTCATCAAAGATTTTAGTTGATAAGATAGCTTTATATTTTGTTCCTGCATTTTGAAGTATATCCTTTCTTTGTTCCTCTTTTGTTTCTCCAATTAAAAGCGCGCTTTTATTAATAAGCGTGTGTAATTTTTTCAACATCCCTACCCTATCTGATAAAATTAGGGGGCACCTTCCGTTGGCGATATCTCGGTTAGCAATTTCGCTAATTAAATTAATATATTCTGTTAGCTCTCCTAATTTAGTTAGTTGTTTACCCCAATCTTTTTTTGGATCAAATACTGTAAATGGAATGTCTGTTATTACAAACTTTACGCTTGGATTTTCTTTTTTATTAGGATCTTCGGCATAAATTTTAAAAGGAGTAAAATAG